GATAACCCCTATCTTTGTTGTATGGAATAATAACACTTACTAGCATCAAACGTTTTTAAAAGAAAAAAGGGTGCTAAAACCTAAACACCCTCTTATATTGTAACAACTAAAAATCAAAAGTATGAAAAACTAAATGACTGGTTTTAATTGCTTGCAATATAATAAAAAAATATGAAACTAACAGAAAATTTTTATAAATCTGAATTTGATTGTAATGATGGTTCAGATATGCCAGAAGAAGTATTAAGCAATATTAAAGAACTTGCTAAAAACTTACAAGTACTTAGAGACAATTTAAAGCTACCTATATCAATTAATTCAGGTTACAGATCACCAGAATATAATAAGAAGATAGGGGGGGTTAAAAACAGCCAGCACATTAAAGGTATGGCAGCAGATATTAGAGTTAGTTCAATGTCTCCCCAGATAGTACACAAGATAATTTTAAATCTAATTGCAGATGGTAAAATGAAAGAAGGTGGTTTAGGGCTTTACAATTCATTTGTACATTATGATATTAGAGGTACTAAAGCTAGATGGAATGGTTAGGATATTATTTTTGTTATTGGTCTTAACCTCATGTAGTGCTAAATGGCATCTGAATAAGGCTATTAAAAAAAATCCCTCTTTACTTGTTCGGGATACTATTACTGTTCTTGATACTTTTGAAGTAGTTACTAATAAGGTTAAGCATGATACAATTTTTAAAGCCAGCAAAGATATAGTTATTTTGAAGAAAGACAAGCTAACTATTAAACATTATTACCATAGGGATAGTGTTTATCTGTATGGTGAGTGTGATGCTGATACTATTATTAAACCTTATGAGGTTAAAGTGCCTTATGAAAAGGTGGTGTACAAAGAAAAAATTAAATGGGGGTGGTATTCGTTTCTTCTATTCTGTGGTGTAATTATCTGGAATGTACTAAAGAAACATAACATAATGTAAAGCACATTGCTTTCAGCAACGAAAAAGCTTTACAAGGGTGTTGTAAAACATTAAAACGATTTTACAACAATGTGTATAAATAATAAAATTACTTACGTTTCAGCTTTCTAATAAACTCTCGCATATTTTTAGCAATCCTCTTCCTGCTTTCTTCAATCTTTTCAGGTGGTATAATCTCATACCTACCTTTGTTTATCGTTTCAAAATTTATTTTAACTCTTTTACTCACAAGTCGTAATTTTACTATTCATACACTTATCCGTTATAAAAAAAAGAGGGCTGGGTGTCTTTCTCTGTACTCCCAATGCCCTCGACACTACTATTATCAAATATAGTTAATTTTTTGATCTCTTAAAGTTTTTATCTATCTTTTTTTTCATCTCTGTTTCTATGTCTATTTCATAATGAAATGCCATATTTAAACAGGTTAAAATAACATCTGATAGTTCTTCTTTCAGTTTGTCAAAGTCTCTTATGCTTTCACTCACTTCTTCTAGCTCTGCAACTTCTTCATAAATCTTATCTATAAAATCTGTTAGAGTTGTAGCAGGGGTAATTAAACCCCTATCTACTATGCTCTGGTAATTGTCTTTAATTAACTTTTTCATGCTTTATATTTATGTCATCTACAATGTATAGATATCTGTTAAAATCATTTTTACCTTGATCTATTGCTTTTTTTCTGGTGGTTGCTTTTATAAAAAAAGTATTTCCAGCCATATCTTTTAACTTAAACTTTTTCATATTAGAATAGTGTTAGTTCTGCATTTTCTTCTACTGCTGCTTTATGGTTTGCAGCATTTAAATTAAAATAGCTTTCTTTTAGTTCTATACTTATTGACTTTCTACCATTTTTTAATGATGCAAAGCCCTCTGAACCAATACCTCCAAATGGGCTTAATACAGTTTCACCCTCATTAGAATATAAATGTAGTATTCTTTCAATGGTATCTAACTGTAATGGACAAATATGCTTCTCATCATTACCATCTCTAGCGGATCTATATTGCAATGTTCTTGAATAATCAATATCATACCAAACAGGGCTAGCATACTTTTGCCACAAATCAACAGGCAAATAATCTCTTTCACTTGAATCAGTATCTTGATGTGTTATAGGTGTTTCATTTTCTCCTTCGTTTCTAAAGAATAAAATATAATCAGGAATACCCACTCTAGACATTACAGAATCCTTTTTAATTGTTTTGTGCAGTAATCCAAGCGCCTTAGTTCTTTGCATTTCTGTTACTGGATTCTTCCATATTGTAGTTCTTGCATGATAAATAAAACCTTCCTCTTTAAACCAATCAACCAACATACCACTAAAATCTCTTAAACCTATAAATCCTTCTTTACCTTTTTGAATAGGTAAATCCATACAATGTACAGCGCATATTCTACCTGACTTTAATACTCTTTTTAATTCTGGTATTAAATATCTAAAGTGGTTTTTAAATTGTTCATAATCTGACACATTGCCCATATCCTCTGATTTATCAGAATAAACATAAAGCTCTGCAAATGGAGGGCTAAAAACAACTAAATCAGCTTCATTATCTTTTACCTTTTTAATCTCTTGTACACAATCACCATTAAACAATTTATAATCTTCTGTTATTACTTGTTTAGATTTAACTTCTGCATTTTTATTTGCTTTATAATCTGTGTTTGCTGAATACTTACTCATTTCTTGGATCATTTCTTTATGCTTTTTTTCTTTTTGTATAATTGATTTTCTAACATTAACCTGTGATTCAGGTACTAATAAATGTACTTTAACTTTGTTTTTTTGTCCGAACCTATAACATCTTCTAACAGCTTGATAAAATGCTTCAAACTTAAAATCATATGAAGTAAACACCATGTTAAAACATTGCTGGTAGTTCATTCCAAAACTTGCTATACTTGTTTTAGTTATTAGTGTTTTAAATTCTTTCTTAGCAAATCCATTTAAATTTTTTGCTTTTACTTCTGGTTTATCAGATCCTTGTACATTGATAGAATCTGTTAAAACCTTATTTAATTGATTAGCTTCATCATTCTTTAATGTCCAAACTATCCACTGCTCCTTTGAATTATTTACAAGATTACAAGTTTTATCTATTCTTAATTCAAATGATCTTTTTAAATCCTTGTGTAGGTCAGTAGCACTAACAGCAACATCACCAAATAAAGTATTGGTATTGTTTTCTACTTTTATTTTATGCTCTATAAACTCAATCTCAGGTAAATCATAACCATCAGAATAGAATCCTAATGTTTTTGGATTGTCTAGTGATATTGACCATGTGCAAACATACTTCCAAAAATCATCTTTAGCGTGTTTTCTTAATCTCCATTTTGAAGTTTCACCGCCATCATGAACAAAGAACATAGCCAACATTTCTAGATAACTCATAGCACCTAAAAATTCAGAATGCTGCCCTAGTTCCATGTGATCATTAGGTGATGGTGTAGCAGTACAAGCAAGCTTATAGGGTGTTTGGTTAAATGTATCAATTATTAATCTTGATAACTTGCCATCCCTACCTTTTAAAATAGAACTTTCATCTAATACCACACCAGAATAATGTGAAGTATTTATGTTTTTTAGTTGGTCATAGTTTGTTATTTGAACCATGCATTCAGGATGATTTGTATCACTAACCTCAATCCCAAACTTAGATCCTTCCATTTTAGTTTGTTCTACTACTGCCAATGGTGCTAATATTAAAACTGGTTTAGATGTTTCTATTGCAACCTGCTCAGCCCAACTTAACTGCATTAGTGTTTTACCTAAACCACAATCAGCAAACACAGCAAACCTACCCTTTCTTAGGGCTATTTTTACAATGTGCTTTTGAAAGTCAAATAGATGGCTGTTTAGCTCGGATTCTTTTACATCAAATCCAGAACTAATAAATGTCTTTTCCTTAGTCTTTAGGAAATCTTCATAATTCATAACTTTAATTTTAAATGTTTATCAAATGTAATACAATTATTTGTTTTTAAGCAAATCTTTATAGTATTTTTTTAAATCTTTTATCTGATCCAATGTGTACTTCTTTGGTTGGTGGTCGCTTTCAAGCCATTCAACTTTATCTAAACCTATCTTTTTTACTAACCTTTTTCTGTATTCTATTAAGTTACCACTTAGATACTGGTTGCAGTGTACACATTGAGGATAAACATTGAACGGTTCAAACCTCAACTCTGGACAACTACCTACACTTCTATAATGTCCTGCATCATATTTTCTACCTCTTAAATCAGTACCACAACTTATGCAGGTTGGTTCTTTGGTTTCTCTTATCCATTTATTGAATATGGTTTGTAGTTCTTTTAGGTGGTCTGTTCTAGTTTTTAGATCCTCTTTAAGTACTTTCTTTTTTTGTTTCCAGCTTTTAGATTTTTCTTTTTTAGAATATTCATAAGAGCAGGCAACTGAGCAAACCATTTGAACACTGTTGTATTTTGGTTCAAACTTCTTTCTGCATATCTTACAGGTTCTGGGCATATCTATTTATTTTGGAAGGCTAATTAAAACTAGCCTTAACAGTAGATAAAATTCATGCTTCGCACAAAATAATTTTATCAGGGTGTTAGCTACAATTATTTTAAAACCCATTCTAAGGTCTTAATGTCATCTTTTATATCTCGCACAGTTTGCAGCATAGCATCTTTAGTTTTATCAGTAAACTCATTAGTATTTAGTAAGTGTTGAGTTTTCTTAATACCTTCTTCCAACTGTGCTATTTTATCTAATATTTCTTTTTGTGTTTTCATAATGTTTTAAATTAAAAGTTCCCTTCGGTAGCTAACAACGGCTATATTCCAGCTTCCTATCGTCAGCCGATAACATAGCCAATGCGTTAATCCTTAATTATTTTAAATACACTTTCCCAGTATTCTAAATCTATTTCTTTGATCTTCTTTTCTAGTTCTACTTGCTGACGTGTAACGTTACTAATTTCTTTTCTGGTGCTATCAGTACCTAATGTAGCTTCAAGAGATGCGTGTTTCTCTAATAACTTATCTATCTTTTCCCTGATGCTTTTATTAGTGTAGTACTTTGGTAGGTGATCGTTTTCTTTTGTTCTCATTAATCTTCTAGTTTATCTTTAAAATTCTGTATTATTTTTTCCATCCAGTTAGAGTAAAAATCTTTGAACTCTCCTGATTCGCCCTGCTGCTGCCATAAAATATAAAGTACATTTCTTAACCTTTGGCTTTTACTCTTGCCCTCTAACTCTATATCTACCTCATCAATAGCTTCTATTTCTTCTTTGGTTAGTTTACCCTTATCTGAAAAGTAAACAATACCATGATGATCTAAAACCCTGTGAAGTTCTGCTACATCATCAGCAGTTATTTCATAATCTGTTACAAAGGTTAAAGCACATGATTTGTCTTTTCTTGTATTATACTTTGTAAAGGTCGCTTGTTTTATAAAACTCTTAATCATTTTCTTTTGGTTTAATATTTATCAATATAGTTAATGTCAAGATTCCATTCATATTTAGATCGTTCTTTCCAAACATCAAAAGCTTTTGTTAAATCAGTTATAGCATCTTCTTTTTTATAATTATTCACTTTCATTAGGTGCATTATTACAATTTTAATTTCTCCTTTTATTTGAGCTAATCCCGGATGCTTGCATTTATGACAGTTTGGACATAAACTAATTAACCCTGTTAATTTTTGAGTTTTAGTAATATCATTATAATTCCAAATCTCATGACATTCAACAGGATGGTTTTTACCTTGATTAAGACCTGTATCTCCACAAATCTCACACTTATAATTAGCATTCTTATAAGATTTTTTTCTAATCTTATCCCATTTTTCTATGGTTACATTAGATCTAACATTAGTATACCAAGCAGTCTTTGGCACAAGTTCTATAGTCAGTTTTTTACTCATTTTCTTTTAATTCTTTTGCTTTATCTTCATACCATTTAGCTTTATCTAAATCCCTAGTAACAGGTTGCTCTGGTTTTTCTCCTAACCTCATCCTGTACTTAAAAGCATTCATTTCACAAAAGGCTATAAATTTTTCTTTACCCCATATCTTTAACATCATCTCCCATACTTCTATGCTGCTGTTGTTATAATGGTTAGGGCTATCAATATAATTATAATTTTTTCTTTTCATCTATTACTAATTTACCTGATTTATCTAAATATATTCTTGCTGTCTTGGTTGGTTGTGGTTCTATCTTGTTTGGTACTGATCTATCAATACAAGAGAATCTATCTAGG